CCTCAACGCCCGAAGGAGTCAAGGAGCGAGCACAAGACGTTTTTGCTTAGAAAACATGGAGAAAAAGAAACCAGAAAATTCGGAATGGATGACGTATTTCAGTCAAACTCTCGATTAAAACAAACAAGAGAAAATGGAAAAGAAAAAGATAAACCCCGTAGGGAAAAGAAGAAACAGAAGAAAGAAAATGCAATCAGGCAACTAAACGACGTGAAAGCGACGACGTTGAGTGGTGACGCAAATGACAGCACTGGAGAAGCAGAGACAACACGACCATCGTGGCATACTGTTCATGAAGCACTGAACAGTTCTCACTTACCGGAAACGGGCATCCTATCTGATGACCGGGAAGAAATTTCCGACGCCAGTAGCTTCATAGTTGACGAAGACGGTGGCTTTGGCGACGGTCGCATGAGGCGCGGCTGTAGTGATACCGGCGTCGTGGCAAAAGAAGACGGTGACTGGGTGTTCGAGTCGACTGTAATCTTTGAGGTCCAACTGTTGTCCGCTGAGATCAAAGCTGAATCGCTTCTTCCGAGATTCTTCGGAAGTGCCTGAGGCCGTAATCGCGCGCGGGTCATTGAGCGCAGTGAGCCACGCATCACCGGCTCCAAAAGCGGCGGTGTTGAGAGCGAGGGCATGGGCCGAGACGACGTAATCGCTGTTTGGTTCAACGATGACGGAGACACTGATGTCTTTGACAACGACATCTTGGAATTGCTCAAGTGCGGCTGAAATGCGTTGCATGCCCACGATGCTAATTTCGTGACGGAAACGGGCTGAGGAGATAGTAATTGATGATGCGTCAATAGGCATGATGAAAGATTGAATCCTTTAACCCGCTCCGGGTCTTTCAAGACAATGCAGCAATGTCTTGGCGACACGATGATGACATCGGGAAGCACAACATGCCCAAAGTCTTCCTCTTCAATCTGCACACGAAAGCCTCTACTGAGAAAAACTCAGCAACGAATTGTTGGCTTTTACCTCGTAAACGACCTGGGAAAGGAATAGACAATGCTCGCGCAACAGTAACCGCGCAATCAGTTGGCGTAGATATCACGCGAACAGAATTAGCTGGATGCGTGCAAGTGGCAAGGAAAAATTGATAATCACGCAACGAAGAAAGAGACCTGAAACAGATATCAAGGGACTCATCGTCCAGATAATCGTACATAACGCGAGTAGCAGCATACAAAGCACCATATTCCTCAGCACTAATCTCCGTTTGCCGGTCAATATATGAATCATATATTGCCTGCACAGGCACAGTGGGATCTTCCAAACGCGCAAAATGCCGAAATAACACGCGCACAGGGTCAGCAACGAAACGTCGTCCGACCCAGAAACGACCAGCATGATAAGGGTAAGCATTGAAGCTGGTCTTGAAAACGACGTCCGGTAATAACACTTCAGCTTCAGGTCTAGGGATGAGAACACTCGTAGTCAAGCAATCATCACCTTTCTGAATGAGCGAAGTACGGACACAACTTTCAAAAGTGAAGCGATCAGCAATAGAAACTAACATCATGAAACAATTTGCTAGAAGCGTGAACGGGTCACCAGAGGGCAAAGCCCAAGATACTGCGCCTGCGTGCTGATGCGGATCCAGACTCTTGATTGCATAATAACTGCGGAATTGGAAGTACAAGTCCACATCAGCAGGGTCAATGCCAATCTGCTCAAGGAACCAACAAAAGGCAAGAACGATAGAAGCATTATGGCAAGAATCCTGTCGACTGATGTCCAATTGCGTGTTTTCATTGAAATCTAAGCCGAGAGAACGCACCAGCCTAGCCAATTCATCATCAGAAAAACCAATATCCAAAAGCACGCCTGAGCGGAAAAAACCGAAAGCACGTTCAAAAGCAAGGCCCTGAGCATTGGCTAATCTGCTGGCGATGGCGTTATGATGCGATATCACTTGTTGGCCATAATTCAGCATAGCGGCGAAACCAGCTTTGGCCTTGACCTTGGGCTGAGTCTTCAGGAAACTAGAGTAAGTGACAGTGGCCTTCGTCTCACCAGCATAAAGTGTGCAATTATTCACGAACGCATCAGCCCGTTTAGCGAGCCAATTGGATATCCCGTCAGAACACAAATTCGCGCCATAACATTGCCCACCAAACGCGGCGCTCAAACGGAGGATGAGTTCGCCAGCGTTACTATAGTCTCGACTTGAAGCAAATCGCGACTGTGCTGGGGTGAGATTCCGCAAGATGAAATTGCGCAAAGATTCGAACTGTGATGAAGATACCTGTACATCAGCCATCTTATGCGCATCAATGAAGCCGCACCGCACATCAGATCTAGTAACAAGCGCGGGTGGGGCAGTAATAGAAGATAGACGCGCGGGCCTGGGAGCGATGAAATCTACCGCATGACTATGATCCTTGAGCAGATCGAAATTCGTGTTAGCATAAACCAATTGCTGCATCTCCAAAAAGGTCAATTTCGTGAAAGGCATGGGATCGGGGGCGCCATAATCATCAGGAATCAAATTGTGACTGGCAAAAACTTCGAGCGGCCTGCATGATACAGGTAGGCTGCTCTTAGCGACAATGGAATTGCTTTGGTCGGTGAAAAAGCGCCGTGTTGGATAAACATCCAAAGAAAAAGGTATGCGCGCCCTGAAGCCATTAACCACCTCAGCATTATCAAACAGCTCAAAGCCGACACCAGGGAAGCAAAGGCCACGCACTTCCAAATTGCTTTGAAGGAAGTTGACACGGGTACCGCGCGTTATTCCGATTATTATCGCCGCGTTATGCTCACGCAACCAACGGAGAGGCCCAACATTCGCGGCCACACTAAGTACAGC